GGCAGTTATCATCTCCATAAGAAAGTCCTTTTACATTGTATGGATTTTTGTCTCCTACTTTTTTAATATCAACTTCTGATTCTTCAAAGCCACCCTCCTTAGTTGGGCCTCCTGGTTGAATATCTGCATTACCTGTATTGGCGTTTGTGTCACCAACTGTTTGCGCTTCTAAATTCTCAGCAACAACAGCATCCTCATTACCAAGGTTACCATAAACCTCACCGAGATCTTTAAGGTCGTTCTTTTTAGCCATGCCAATATTTATGTCAAACACTACTAAAAACAAGTAATAGTTGTAAAATAAAAGTTTGAGATTAAATATGTCTAGTCTATGGCTAGAAAAGATACAGGTATGTACTATATGGGTAATGATAATTTACCTAATCGTAATTGGCAAGGAGAATATACACCAGATAAGGTTAAAGCTCTTAAGAAAGCTCAAAACAATATCTTATATTTTGCTGAGAACTTTTTCCATATTGTTAATTTGGATTCAGGTAAAGAAAAAATTAAACTATACCCAGCTCAAAAGAAGGCTCTAAGAGCGATGAGAGATAATCGTTTCTATATTTTATTAGCTTCCCGCCAGATTGGTAAGTCTACCTTGATGACAATTTATCTTTTATGGCAAGCGATCTTCCTAAAGGATCAGCGCATTCTTCTCGTTGCGAACAAAGAAGCGACTGCTATTGAAATCTTTTCACGAGTTAGAATGGCATATGAGGAGCTACCCAACTGGCTTAAGTCACCAGTTAAAGAATATGCTAAGACATCTATGACTCTAGAAAATGGTTCTCGCATTGGTATTACAACTACAACCGGTACTGCTGCTCGAGGTCAGTCTGTAAATTGCTTAGTAATTGATGAGATGGCCTTTATTGAACCTCACTTGGTTGATGAGTTTTGGAAATCAGTCTTTCCAATTATTTCGTCATCTAAAAAGTCCAAAGCATTTGTTTGTTCAACTGCTAATGGTACTCAGAATTTGTTCTATAGATTATATAATGGAGCTGAGACTGGAGAGAACGGATGGGCGTATGGAAAGATATTGTGGAATGAAGTACCAGGTCGCGATGAGAAGTGGGCTGACAGTACAAAGCTGACTATTGGATCAGCTGAAGCATGGCGTCAAGAATTCTGTTGCGAATGGATTAACTCAGGTGAAGCTTCAATCGACGATGCTCTATACGAAATGATGGAGCGTCAAATATGTGATCCATTAGTTACATTAGATGATGGTTGCTATAAAGTGTGGGAGGAAGCCCAAGAGGGTAGAATATATGCTGCTGGTGTTGATACTGCTGAGGGTGTGGGAAAGGATAGCTCCATCATTCAAATGCTTGATGTTACTGATCCAGCAGAAGTAAGGCAGGTGGCAGTTTATCGTAACAATAAAATATCTCCAATGGAGTTTAGCAACAAAGTCTATAAGATACTACGCAACTATGGATCGCCGCTAGCGTTAGTAGAACGTAATAACTGCGGCGCACAAGTAGTTGATCGTTTGGCTTATGATATGGGCTATCCTAAATTAGTATCATATGGTAACAGAGCTGCACATAGGAAAAAGCGTATGCAAGGTATGATTGCTCATACTAATACTAAGCATAGAGGCGTTATTAATATGCGTTATTGGATGAATGATCTCAAATCAATAGTAATGAGAGATGCTGAAACGTTGGAAGAGCTTCGTAACTTTGTTCGATATCCAAATGGTACTTGGAAAGCCAGACATGGTTGTCATGATGATTTAGTAATGGCATTAATGTATGGATATTATGTTTTAGATAATGAGATATGTGAGCAATATTTTGAGATTATAGAGAAAGATGATACTGGTCGACCAAAGACTATTGAGCCTTTAGACTTTGGCATATCGTTATTTGAAGATCCAACATCGATATATACTGATAACGAAGTAACTGGTGGTAGTCCAGACCTTAATCCTGTTTATTGGGGTATGACAAATAGTGATGATAATGATATGGGTGATGATTATTATGATCTAATAGACCAAGGGTTTACACCACTATAGATTAAATAAGTGTATGGCTGTAAATCAAAACGACCAATCCTTTCTTAATAAAAGCAGAACAGATAAGTTTAAGCTTGTCTTTTCCTTACCACCAGCTTTGCGTAAAATAGATTCAAAAACTGATAGGCAGACTTATAACGTTAATGAAGATGCATTTCAGTTTTCTGTCTATGGTGCTGTTGTACCAGAGCTAGATGTACCTGCTTTACAGATTAGATATGGAGGATCTAACCTATACAACTCAACACACGCGAGAGAGCCATACCCACCAGTGACTGTCGACTTTACTATTGATAATGGATTTAACAATTATTGGGTATTATATAAATGGCTTGACTTGATGCATGATGAGAAAGAAGGGTTATATGATGCATCTGATCTAGTTTCAGATGAGGACTTTAAAAATTATCAAACAGATATGACTTTGTATGGTCTTGATGAGTTTAATAACGAGCGTATTCAATTTACATATACAAAAGCCTTCCCGGTTACAATAGGTAGTATTAATTATAATTACAGAACAGCAGAGGAAATCACATCCTCCATGACGTTTGTGTATTCTCAAATACATACAAAACTTATTAGCTACTAAGGTAAAATATTTACAGATTTTTGTCCAAAAAAGCATAAATAATGTTATGGCTAATAGGACAATTCAATCTCCAGGTGTCGAGATTCGTGAGAGTGATCTATCACTTCGCACAGCTCAGACAGGCACTACAACGTATATTGCTGGATTCGCTTCCGAAGGACCTACCGATGAAGTTATTGGACTTGGAAATATCTCCGAGTTCGAACAAATCTACGGTACTCCAAAGACTCCGGCAGAAAGATATTTTTATCACTCTGCACGCGCTGCTTTAAACTCTACCGGCTCTTTGCTAGTTAACCGCTTACCTTATGGTGCCAATAGCGGTCAAGGTTTTGGCTCAAATGTAAGTGTTCTTGCATACCCAGCAGTGGTTTATAATAAAACTACTGATACAATGTCACAAACATATCAGATTGATGGTGAAGGAACTTATGTATTAGGTCGACCAACTCAGTTTAATATTACTGGTGAACAATACTTAAAACTCAAGAATGGTCAATTATTTGAGTTTGGTTCTACGGCGTTATCTTCATTTAATGGTCTTACTGATCTTAGTGGTGCAGCAGTAATTGTTGTTAACAAAGCACAAACAGTTATTGACAATCAATTTAATGGATATTATGTTGGTTTAACTGACAATACCCTCTTAAACCCAGCGACGAATTTTGATGCTATACAGAGTGTATTTTCAGTTACTACTGGCGCGCCCGCCACTGGTACATCATCTTTTACAGAAGTACCAGCATCACGGTTTGAGTTCTCTCTTACTGCTACGCCAGAGTTTGGCGATAATCCTGCTAACGGGTCGATTTCACAGGTAATGGAAGATCGTATTGAAGGTTATGATATCGGTGGACGTGAATTTGACGATGCATTAAATGTAGGTGTATTTAAATTACGTCAGTCAGTCTTTTCGAAAGAATCAAATAAACTTGATTACCTTCTTGAGGAAGGCTATAATGCCTCTATTGGTAAATATCGCCAGCGTAATTCAGAAAATGGAGGCGCGCCAATTAACTTCAGTTTAGATTCTGTTGAAGAAAAATCACGCAACGTTGATGTTATCGTTAATCCGTTCGTATCAGATGCTACATCTGGAGTGCAGCTTAAAAGTGATGGTACACCTAAGTTTAAGGTGCGGTTGTATACACCAGCTTTATCTGCAGCAGTGTCATCGAAGACCATTCCGGTAAGTGCATCTGGATTGGATACACATTTCTTTACGACCTCAGCAAAGAATATAATCAATGCTGGGTTTAAAGTAGCAGACAGCCTCGCTCCATTAGGTTCTTATGGTGATGTTGATCTTACAACGAAAGTAATCGGTAATATTCCAGGTAAACTTGACCGTGCTCTTGATCGTATTCGTAACGATCGTAAGTTTGATATCAGTATGATTGCTGAAGCTGGTCTCGGTACTATTAATACGTATATGGATACTGCAGCTGCTAGTGCTTCAGCAAACGGTTTTGATGATACT